TTTGCATTTTCACTCCCAACTACATACGGCTCAGCGGTAGTTGAAACAATACAGAGTGCAAGTAATGGTGCTGAACGTGAAACAATGGAAAGCATTCGATACTTTGCTCCTAAATCATTACAAATCCAAGAACGTGCAGTAACAACATCTGATTACGAAATCTTATTAAAATCAAACTTCCCTGAAATTCAATCAGTTGCTGCATATGGTTGCGAAGATTTAGAACCACCACAATTTGGTAAAGTTGCGATTTCAGTATACCTTGGACAAAACCAAACAAGCTTATCTACAACGCTATCAAATACTTATATTGAATACTTAAAAGATAGAAGCCCATTGGCTATTGAGCCAGTATTTGTTCCATCTAAATTCTTATATGGTTGTACGACAGCTGAAGTAACTTATAATCCTAAGCTTACAAGTAAATCTGAAGGTGACTTAGAGATATTAATAAGAGACGCAATTAAACTCTATAGTGATACTTACTTAGATGACTTTAATACTTTTGCAAGGATTTCTAAATTAACAACGTCGATTGACGCGTTAGAAACATCAATCATTGGTACAACGATTAGTATTATGCCTTACATTGAGTATTCGCCAGCATTAGGTATTGCTCTTAACCCATCGTTTAAGTTTGAAGCTGCACTCGTTAAACCATATCCTTTTGATACAGAGGACGGGTTCAATGATTATAAACCTGCAATTAAAAGCGGTGTATATACTCTTAATGGTACTGATGTATATCTACAAGACGACGGCCGAGGAAATATTCAAGTCATTGCTAATGATATTGCAAATCCCAAAGTTATCAAACCAATTGTTGGAAGCGTCAATTACCAAACTGGCGAAGTTAACTTAGTTGGATTTATTGCTGACAACTATATCGGCGCAGGTATTAAGATAATGGCCAATACAGTATCAAGCGATATTAAAGCCCCAGCAGGAAGAATATTTGGAATTAAAAATTCTGATGTAACAATTAAACTTACAGGTTCACAAACAAATGCCCGTTAGCAATACCAAAGAAGTAGAAAAGCAAATATCTTTTAAAATCGCGCAACAATTTCCTGCGATTTACAGAGAGAATAATGATGAGCTTGTTTCCCTTGTCACTGACTATTATAAGTTTCTAGAAACAACACCTAATCAGCACGTGTATAATACGCGAAGATTATTTGAGTATCGCGATATTACTACAACACTATCGAGTATGATCTTATTCTTTCAGAAAAAGTTTTTAGCGGATTTACCTTTATTAGAAGATACAAGCGTACGATTAGTTGTCAAAAATATATTAGATTTATATAGACGCAAAGGTTCATCGGCCAGTGTTGTTTTATTCTTTAGAATGTTTTACCAAGAAGATGTAGAAATTTTTAATCCGTCTAAATATGTTTTAAAACCATCAAATTCTAAATGGCAAACCGGTAATTATTTACAAATGATTCCAAACAATGGATTATTTTACGATAGGTCTGGCGAAAAATATTACGAATACTCTGACTTATTAGGTAAAACGGTTATTGGATCCGTATCAAAGGCGCAGGCTGCAGTTGATAAGATTAACTTTGTTCTTTTAAATAATACTCTTACACCAATTTTATATCTGTCTAACTTAAAAGGTACGTTTAAAAGATACGACGATATCGTTGCTCGAATAGATAGTAAAGATGTATCTTTTGGTGTATTAAATGGGTCAGCTTCTGATATTACTATAGACCTTGACTATGGTGGAACTACAGGTAATAACATTGGTGACGAAGTTTATATTAAAAGCGATTATGGCGTAGGCGGTGTAGCACTTGTTACTGATACTGAAGATGAGTTTACAGGTATTGTTGATTATACATTAACTGACGGCGGCTTTGGTTATACGATAGCCAACACTAGACTTGAAGTTTCAAACCAAGTTGTAATTTTAAATAACGAAGATTTATCTTTTACTCCACTCGAAAGATTAGTTGATAGTGGCGGTAATCAGGGTACAGTGATTGGACAGAATTCTTCTGCCGTCGGTGTTAAAATGGATGTTGGCGAAAGCTTTGCTATAGGAAGAACTATTTCAACATTGGATAGAACTCCAAACATTGATATAGAACCAGTCTTTAGTATTTCAGATAAAAACGAAACATCTCCGGGACCGTTGTACCCAGATACATCAGCTAACACAGATGTTAAAGTTGAAACACTTTCTAACATCGAAACCATTGCTTTAATTACAGACCCTATTGCACCTTTCCTTGGTGTAACAATTAACGCAGCAAATTACAATGTGGCACCTGCTACACAACCTATGTCAGGTACCGCAGATCCTGTAACACTTAGTACTCCATTAGAGGATGCATTTGATTTAACGCCATTTGAAATTGGTACGATTGATGCATTTGAAAATATTAACCCAGGTGAAGATTATGTAAACGACGTATTTACATTAGTTAGAGATGAGGTAATGATTGCGTTTGATAGATACGAACAGCGATTAATCGTTAGTCCATTCAGTGCTGCATTTTCGGTAGGTGACACAATCACACAACCATCGACAAGTGTATCCGGTATTATTACAGGCATTAATGTAGACAGAGGATTTATCCAAGTTAGACCTTATGCGTATTATGGATTTAGAACCGCACCTATTAACCACGAAGGAACGGTATACACTGTCATAGCAACTGAAAGAGATTACACCACCGATGTTTACGGGGCAAATGCTGAAATGACTTCACGTACTCAATTTGCTACTGGTAGAATATCTGAAGTAAGAGTTACAAACTCTGGCTTTGGTTATTTAAACAAAGAAATAGTATTCCTTACTAACGCAGCAGGACAAAAATTAGCCAAGGGACAATTGTTCGCAGACTCTCAAGGTATCACTGCAGGGTTCTGGGGAAGTGAAACATCACACGTAAACGGTTACAAGCAAGACGGTACATATTACGATAGCCAAAACAGAGTACACGACTCTGACTTCTATCAAGAATATTCATATCAAATTAAATCAACGGTTGACTTTAAAGAATATGAAGAAACGCTTAAACAAAATATACACTTAGCAGGTACTAGAATATTTGGAGCATTCTCATATAAAAAGAAACAAATAGTTGGTGTTACTGCTAAGTTTGGTAGAACAATTAAAAACGATCCATTAATTGGTGGGGATCCAATAGTCGGACCAGATCAATCACCGACTATTCCAAGGTATAGTTCAGATAGAACAACGATTACAGTAGACACGGTTAACTTGAAGGTTGACACAGTTTAATAAATAGATAAAACACGACTTTTAGGAGCAAATAAATGGCAAAGCAAACGATTGGCGTTGGATTGGTTGGAAACGATGGCCTCGGCGATCCACTAAGAAATGCTATGGTTAAAGTTAATGAAAACTTTACCGAATTATACGACGATGCATTTGACGGTGCATACACATCATTAACTGGCAGGCCAACCAGTTTATTATTCTTTGTAAACGATGGTGCAAATAATCAAGTTCTTACAACTGATGGCGAAGGAAATATAACGTTTCAAAGTGGGTATGGAAATACTGATGTCGACTCTCATTTGAATATAGGTTCAGCGGCTGCGGATCAAGTATTAGCGTGGTCAGGAACTGATTATGAATGGGTTCCTCAAGCTTCAGGTTCAGGCGGCGGTGGCGGTTTATCAAATACTGAAGTTATAAGTGTTGTTACTGGCTCAGATTTAGATATGGGTGGTAATAGAGTTTTATTTGGTAACGTATATCAGTCAGAAGGTGACTTACCTGCTGCGGGAAGCTATCATGGCATGTTTGCTCACGTACATGGAACTGGTAAAGCATATTACGCTCATGCAGGTGCTTGGGTTCGTTTAGCAGATTATTCCGAAGTTGGTGGTGGAGGAGGCAGTGGTGGTTTATCAACACGAGCTGCCGTATCCGGTACAACGGCCGCGATCGCAAACGGTGTCTCAACCGATATTGATATTGTTGGTCATAAGACATACGCATTAATGACTATTCAAACAAGCCATGCTGCGTGGGTAACACTTTATACAAGTAACTCAGCAAGAGCGGCAGATAATTCTAGACTCGAAACAGAAGATCCTGCAACAGATGCTGGTATCATTGCCGAGGTAATTACTGCAGGTGCCGAAACTGTTATTATTGGGCCTGCAACCATTGGTTATAATTTAGAAAGTACTCCATCTACAAACATACCAGTCAAGGTAAGAAGTAAACATGGATCATCAGTTGCGCATACAGTAACACTTAATGTTTTAAAACTAGAGGCATAACATGCAAAAAGAATGGATTGTTACACTTCATAATAAAGAGGATTTAAATTCCTTTTACGATGACATGGAAAATGAAGGTGGAGCGTTGTACATTCCGGGTCGAGCAGTACCCGTTGTTGATAGAAGAAGCATAAGTCGCAATACTCATTATATGTTAACCAATGAAGAAGCGAAAGAATTAAAAAACGATCCTAGAGTCTGGGGCTGTGACTTAGTAGAATTAATTGATTTGACTACCAAACCTCAAGGATGGTCAGTCGTTAATCAAAAGTTTTCAAAAGATTGGTTTACAGACGCAACAGATTTTAACTGGGGTTTACTTAGACATTCTGAAGCCGCAAATAGAAGTAACTGGGGAGATAATGGAGTTGCAAATATAAACTCTGATTTAACCGTAACTGCATCAGGTAAAAATGTTGATGTTGTTATCGTTGATGGACATATTGACCCAGCACATCCAGAATTTGCAGCAATTGGAACTGAGACAGATTATTCAAATGGTGCACTTATAAGTGACTCATCTAATGGAGCAGTATTTAATAGACAAATAACAGCTCGTGGTTTAAAGATGGTTGTTGCAGGCGCAGTTGGAGGTCAAACCGCAGTACCTGATATGTGGGCAGAAAAAACTGCCAAAATGGTAACATTGTTAATTGATCCAACATATCCTCTTATTAATGTAGACCATCAAATCAATTTAATTAAAACATTACAAGGCGCTACAGGAACTATACACGCAGGACTTCCTGCCGTTCAAAGAATTGCATACGGTGGTGGTTCTGAATATAGTCCAAACTTTTTAACAGACGCAGGCGCTGCACAGTATGCAGGATACGTAGATTTTTTAGATAACCACGTACATAACGATATGGTTTGGTATGCTAATATTAGCGGGCCAAGCCCGTCGGTTGGTGATAGAGATATTGAAGAACTTGTAGAACATCTTATGCACACAATACATTTGTTTGGTATTATGGGTGCGGTGCCGGGATCTGAAACAGCTGTGAATTGGTTAGCAACTAATAATGTTAATTGGCAAACAACAGAATTGCACCTTGCTATGAAAGAAGCTATTGATGGCGGATTTTTTGATCCGTCTGGTTATGCATCCGATTGGGCAACAGTGGATGAGGCAGCTGAGGTAGCTTATAAAGAATATATGTATTTGATGAACTGGTCAATGTGGGATATGAGTACTTTTTGGGATGGTGGATCACTGTCACCGGAATGGTCTGACTCAGTAAAAACTCCATCTGGAATGTTAACTAATAATCCGAAAGGGTACGCCCTATTTAAATCATATTTTGAACCAGTGTTAAGTAAACCAGACTTTGTTGTTTTAAGAGATATTTTTAGGGATAATGATAACGGTCCTTCATATTATACACCAGCAGCAAACGGCGCTTCAAGAATTAATCAATTTAATTGGTTTTCGTTAACAAGTGCTTTAGGATTTGGATCAAATGGTACATATACATATAATCGTTCAGGTTCATATACAAACGTAGCAGATGAAGCTGATAATAATCATGGCTGCCATTGTGGTGGAACTGTAGCAGGGAATACTCAAGGTTGGGCACGTTCAGCAACAGTTTATAACATTAGTCCATATGGTTCAAACCCAAATAGTTTATCAAGTACAAGGATGTGGGATTACATTAGAGAATGGCATAATACAAAAGCCATTAACCCTACAACTGGTAGACGCAATCCTACTATTACAAACAATAGTTATGGTAGTTCTATACCTGTTGGTTCAGCTGAAGATAATTTTGGTAACATTACAAGTATTACATATAGGGGTACAGAGTTTAGCCCAGGACGAGATTTAACTACAACTGAATTAAGAGCTCGTGGTTGTTATGCTCCATCTTTACAAATGGATATTCCAAATTGGTTTACTTCACGCCAAGCTGATATGCAAGACGCAATAGATGACGGAATTATTATTGTAGCATCGGCAGGTAATGATAGTTTGAAAACTGTTAACGAATCAGACCAAGATTGGAATAATACATACGAAGTACAATATTATGGATTTGACCAAACATATTATCTTAACCGCGGTACAGGTTCCGGCGCTGGGTTTAATCCGGTTATTAACGTTGGAGCTACATCAAATAATGTTAATGAAGTTAAAGCAACGTTTAGTAATTGCGGTAACCAAGTTGATATTTACGCAGCCGGCGAAGCCATTCAAAGTAGTTTGCACTCAGGTGGTGTAAACGATGCTAGAAATAGTAGTTATCAATTAGGTAAGTATCAAGGAACAAGTATGTCTGGCCCACAAGTGGCAGGTGTTGTTGCTTTGCTTGCAGAGTCTTGGCCTAACCTAACTCAGGAAGAGGCAGAGGATTGGTTACTTAATAACGCAACTATGAATGCCATGTATGACTCTGGTACAGACGATGCGTACGATAGAAATAGTTTACAAGGCGCGGCAAATAAATATCTAAGATGGTATAATCAACGACCAATAGACGGAAACACACTTCCAAAGCAAAATTTTAAAACAAGACCTGCATCTGGGAAAGTTTACCCACGACCTAATATACGTAGAAGAGGTTAGGAAAATGTTTATAAATATTACAAAGAGGCAGGCTAGGTGACATGGCAGAAGTACTTACTACAAAATTAAAAAATGATACTACCAGAATGTTTATGGAAGACATTCAGGACAATGACTTTTATGTATTCATTTCTTCTGTTTCGACAGACGCACGTGCAAGAGCATCTAATTCACAATATAGTAAAAATGAATTTTTAGAAAATACTATATTTGGTAAAAAGGTTCTTGGATCTGATACCAAGTTTATGATTAAATATCATCCTTGGCAGAAAGACGCTACTTATGTTCAATACGATGATAGGATTGACTTAGATGGCGAAAAGTTTTATGCCGTAGTAGGACCAAACGATAATGATACTGGAGACTATCGAGTATTTAAATGTTTATATAATAACAATAATGGCGCATCTTCTGCTCCGCCAAACTGGAATTCTTTTACAACAAACCAAATATATAGAACAGCCGACAAATACGTATGGAAGTTTATGTATGCGATTGAGGCGGCAGAGTTTGAGGCGTA